TACTTCTTATAGTTCTTTGGAAGATCTTTTAAGATATGTCTTGTCTGACCTTCATCAGCTTGGAACCATTTAGCATCTTTCAAGATAATACCATCCTGTGTAGAAGACTTATCTACTGTTTCTAATATCCCTCCTACTAGAGAAGTGTATTCAGGATCTAAAAAATCTACATGACCTGACCATCCTGAAGCAATAATAGGTTTACCAGTAATACTAAACTCTAATAAAGGTCTTCCAAATCCTTCTCCTCTTGTAAGATTCACCATAGCTTTTACCTTAGGGTGATTGTAAAGTTCATTGATCTCTGAATCATACAACTCACCATGTAAGATGTAAATGTTAGGTAAGGTACCTTTTACCTTTTTTCTAACTTCATTTATCTTCTTTACTAGGTTTTCTTTATCAGAGATAGAAGCATTAGCATGTTGAGTCTTCAAGATCAATGCAGGTGCTCCTTTCTTGTTCTTGTAAGTCTCTAAGAACTGTTGAATCATCCATCCAATGTTCTTTCTATCATGTCTAAAACTTCCTTTCAACCAATGCCCTACAAAGAGATAGCACCAACTCTCTGGTATTGTATCTAACTCTAAACTGATATCTTCTTTACTTTTCTTAGATAGTTTGAAATACTTATCTAAATCTACTCCTTCAAATAGAACTTCAATAGGAGAAGTAATCTTCAACTCCCCTACTACTTGTTTTGTTTTACTATCTGTCTTATTGTACTTAGTAGTTTCAAAAACTTCTTTAGCATGCTTAGAAGATACTAAGTTTAGATCCATTCTATTCATACCCTCTATCCACTTACCATCACAGATAGTAGTTTCAATACCTGCAGTAACTCCTATGTTGAACTTACCTATCTTCTGAAACTCATTAGGTACAGTCACCATAATAAAGATATCAGGTTGAGAAGTCAACTTAGGTATGATAAGAGATTTCATCTCATGCTCTTCATGATCTTCTAAATAACCAAACCTTGTTGCTCCCCATCTTTGGGAAAGGAGTTTCACATCATACTTTTCTAACTTCAATAGAGCTTTGATAAGATCTCTTGACCTTGCTCCATATCCGCTGTAAGTATCACATGGAGAGCTAACTACAACATTTATTTTATCTGACATAATACAACTTTGTTTTCTTTTAATCTTTTCTGAAACTGATAATGGTTTATTTCTTTCTCTTGTTTGTACTCTAAAATAGTAGAATAAATCTTTCCAGTACTTACTTCCTTTATTGACTTAGCATTAGAGTTACTATCCCCTTGCATCCTTTTAGAATGTTCAGGTCTTGACACTCCTCTAAAGGGAGAAGGCTTACCCTTATTAGCTGGCTCCTTACCTAAATGCCATTGTCTATTTTTCTCTTTAGCTTCTTCAGTATGCCTCTTTCCTTTGAAACCTGAAGGTATTCCTTTTCTGGACTCACTTATCTTATTAGTTACTTCTTTTTTTCTCTCTGAAGTTTTTGACCAGTGATTTGTCATGTCTGGTTTAGGTCTGTTAGAATAATCAATAAACTTAGAAGTATCACCTCCATCACCTGATTCTGGTCTAAGATTTGCCCAGTAAGGAGAGTCTACTACATCAAACAACTCACTGTATAGGGTTCCTTTTTCTTTTATCTCTTCAGTATCATTACTTTCAAATAAAATCTCAGTAACTAAATCTTCTGCTTTGAAGCAGTTAGCTTTCAAATGTCTCTTCCAGTAGGTACCACTTCCTGCATACTGGTAAGGATCTTTTACTGTCTTACCTAAATAGTTGAGACCTTTTGGACTTGTCTTTTTGTAAAGATAAATCATTTAGTATACTATCTTATGTTTTACAAACTTAGGTTCTGGTGTCTCTACTTTGAATAGTTCAAATGCTGCTCTTGGTTGAAACTTATCAAATGTTTCATTGATACTACTCAAAACATTCTCACACATCATTCTTGCTGACATTCCAGATTCATCTGATGTTACCCACTCTCTTCCTGCTAAACCTCTTCTCTGTCTCTCTTCAGGAGATAGATTGTAAACCTCTTCAATAGTATTTGCTACATCTCTAAAGTCACATCTATCATCATAAATGTAAGGAGTAGGAACTGATCCTACCATTGAGATGTTAGTAGGGAAGACTGGGAATGCCCATTCTCCACTCTCTTCATAAGTCTTCATATGATTAGAAGGAACATCAGGTGAAGGAGTGTACCACTTCTTTTTAGAATCTACAAACCTCATCTGGTCTTGCATACCTCCTGTTACATTTCCAATAATAGGAGTACCTGCCATCATACTTTCTGTCAAAGATAATCCCCATCCTTCATTAGAAGAAATCAACATAGAAACATCTGCAATATTGTAGAGAAGATTCATCTGTTCTGGTGATAACTTATTCTGTGAGAAGAATACATTTACATATTCAGGATCACAGATTGCTTCTCTTACAGCATACAAGTCTGTACCATTCTTATCTACAGCTTGGGTGTGCATAACTAAAGCACACTTCTTAGCTTTCTCAGGACCTATCTGATCACAGAACTGTCTGAAGGATAAAATAACATCTCCAGGAGACTTTCTTCTAATGTTTCTTGAGTTGAAGAATACTACAAACTCAATATCTCTTCCTTCAAAAAGATTATCTCTTATCTCTTGAACTTGAGCACTCTCCTTATCTTCATCCAGAGGACGGAAAGTATCTTCATTAATACCATGAGGAACATATCTAATAACTTTATCAGTTGCTGCTTCTCCTAATACCATCTTATTGATCTCTACTGTTTGTTTAGAGATACCCATAAGTAGATCACAAGCTTCATAGTAAGCCTTGTTGTACAAAGGAGCTGGATAGTCGTCCCAGATGTTTAGATAAAGAATAGGCATTGTCTGTCTAATCTCTCTCTCCATCTCAAATAACCATACCCAGTATCTTGGATCTGTGAATAATAAGATTGCATCAGGCTTCTCTTGCTTTATGATCTTTCTAATCAACTCTGCATTTCCATATCCAGAGGAAGGTAATACCTTTACATCAGCATCTTCTATTCCAACCTTATCATTGATACTCTGAGATAAATCAAATACTTTTCCTTCTTCAGGATGTTTGATTGCTCCTCCAATATTGAACCAGTTGAAATGATGTGAAGTTCCTACTACCATCTCTCTCGCCATAGTAGCTACTCCTGAATGGAGTCTGATATCATCACATAACAGAAGGATCTTTTTTCTATCCTCCTTCTTTACATAACCAAATTCTTTCTTCATTTACTTATCTAATCTTAGATTTAATTGATTGTGGATTCTTTTTTGAAAATCCTCATCAGTAATATACAAATACAATGCTCTGTCTGCTAACTTCTGAAAAGACATCTTATGCCTCACTCCTAATACTTTGAACTCTGTAAACAAGTCTTCATGTACATTTACACTTGTTAGTTTCATTCCCTCTCTCTTAGCCATAATATAGTAACTATTTTTTGATTATACAACTTTTCATATATAAATAGTACTTATATAACTTTATATATCTAAGAATGAGCTACACTACATAAACTTTTATCATCCTTGAAAGGGCAGAACATACAAGCACTCCTAGAAGGAGTAGCAGGGAAGTTGCCTTCTACATTGTACTTACCATCTTTGAATGCATTACTCACAAAGTTATTCAATAAACTAACTGCCTTACCTCTTTTGATCTTACCAGAAGCAGGTCTCCATTCTTGAACTCTACTCTGTGGGAACTCTGACTTCTCCCATAACTTCCTCTTTACAATAAAGAACTCTACATTGATACTATCTACATCTACATTGAACTGTTTAGAGAAGTACTCTTTGTATAATAAGATCTGAGCTATCTTAGCATCACTCTTCTTCTCTCTATCTCCCCAACCTCTGGTTGAAGTCTTGATGTCAATAATAGTGTAAGTCTCTGAGAGTTTATTGTAGAAAACTAAATCAATAAATCCTTTGAAGTAAACTCCTGGTTCTATCTCTTGAACAATATCAGTCTCAATTCCTGCTAAGTAAGTATTCTTAGTTGAAAAATAAGAACTTCTCTTCTTCTGTAAGTGATTCAAGATCTCTACTCCATCTAAAAAGAATTCATTTAGTTCATCTGCAGAAGTAAATACCTCTTTGGACTTCTTTCTTTCTTTAGCGTAAACCTCTCTCAGCTTCAACTTCAACTCCTCTCTAAGATTTCTCTCAGATCCAGCTTTTGCAGTTTCATTGTAAGTAACATGCAACCAGTCCTGAATAACCTCGTGCATAGCTGTTCCAAATACAGTATGTACAGAAGGATTGTATTGCTGTAGTTTATCTATCTTAGCTAACTTCCACTGATGAGGACAAGCATCATACATCATCAACTGTGATGCTGATACATTCTTCTCTCTACTGTAATCTATAGTATGTGGTTGGTGTTCTAAGACTAACTTTACCTCTTTGGGTAGTTTCTTAGGCATAACTTATTCTTTCCATTGATCCTTCTCAACTAACTGACAGATGATTGCATAGTTGCAAATATCTTGAAAGGTGTCTGATAAAGGTTCGTTATTGATTCCTCTGTCATTGATGATGAGGTTCTTCCATCTATTGATCTTATCGCTCATTCTATACCAAAGTCCTGTAAGAGCAAATTCCCTCTCCTCTTCAGTTCCAAGGCTAGTACCAGCAGTAATATTATGCATACCATAGTCAAGATGCTTTTTGCTAAATAACTCCAGCTGCTCTTCCACGATATCCATATAACCAGCGTAAATAGTAGGATACTCTTTCTTAAGTATTTCGGTAGCACTGAGGCCATACTTCACTGTTTCTTCTGACATATTAGTCGTTTAGTTGTTGTTTACCTTTCTTTGCAAATCCCTTTACAGTACTGTCTTCTCTATCTAATCTATCTTCAATAGAATCTAATCTATCTACAATCTCTGATAAGATAGTATTGATGTCCTCTACAATAAGATTATCATTCTGTTCTAAAGCAGCAATATGCTCAATAGATACATTATCTTTTCTATCTACTCTCCTTCTAAAACCTTTAGCTAATAAAATAGACGATAAGATAATAGGAGTAACAAGTATAAAGAAAATAAATATTCCTGCTACTATTTCAAAAATACCTATCATAAGTTCTCCGAGTTAGGGTAGTAACGCTGTAAGGTTTCTAATACATCATCAGCTTCTGCTAATGCTTTGATTGCTTCTTCAGCATTGCTGTAAAAGTCTTCTGTAGAATGATCTCCAATACCTGCTGGTGATTCTGTAAGTAACTCTAAAGTGAGTAATGCCTTTTCTCTGTCTGCCTTACTCTGTAGACGGAGCATCTCTATAACTCTGTACTTTGCCATATAACTTTTTTTATCTTTAGTAATACCATTAAAATAAGAAATAATCAGATACTATCCAACTATTTCTATATCTTTTTTCAAAATCTTTTCTCTAACACCTGGACTGTCTTCAAATATTACAGTCCACTTCTGACCTAAACTGTCTGGTGTCTTTTTGATCTTCCTACCCTTATAATACATTCCTGGTGTTCTGTGATCTACTTCCCAGTCCTCTTCTTCATAATGTTCTCCAGTGTTCCCATTCTGACCAATAACATTCATCCTCTTCTCAGACTCTTCCCACTCGTCTGGATCCATTACATACCCTGGTTCTGAATATTCTTCTTCTAAATCTTTATCAACTTCTTCATACAAAGTAGTCTCCTTGATCTTCTCTCCATAGATGTTCTCTACAGGTTTTAGTTTTTCAAAAGCAAAGTTTGCTGCAATAACTAAAGCAATAGCTAAAGGATCAAATACAAAAATAATAGTAAGTAAAAGATAGTTGATAATCCTATCCATTGGAATACCAGTTAGTCCTGATAAGTATTTCAAAGGTCCTAACTCTCCAGCTACTTCTGAGGTTGTCTCTACCTCTACTATCTCTGTTTCTAAAGTGAATACATTTTCATTGATA